TTAATGATTTCATTTATAAATTCCTCGTCATTCATATAGTGTGCCAACATTCTAATTTCTAGTCCACTAGCATCGACACCTACTAGCTTATAGCCATCCTCTACTGTCCAACAAGCACGACACTCGCTACCATATTCACTATTAACGCTAGGTACTTGTGCCATATTAGGGTTTCTGTGAGTCATACGACCAGTGATTGCTCCATTGGGTATAACAAAACCATGTACTCGTTCATCTTCCTCAACTGCTTCAACCCATGATTCAACTTGAGCAATTCTTTTTTGTAGTAAAAGAAACTTAGCAATTAAGTTTGCTTCATGGATGTGAGTTATTTCTGATAATGTTTTTTCATCTACAATAGGTTGTCCAGTAGGGGTAAACCTATCAGGTTTCCAACCAAAATCTGTAAGATACTCACCAATCTGCTTTCTACTACCAAGATTAAACTCTTGTAAAGTTTTTCTCATAAATGGTTTATAGTCTTTAGTAGTCAAACATCTTTCGTATTCATCCTCAGTCAATCCTCTTTTAGATAACTCTCCGTCTTTTTTAACGTAAGGAGTAACTAATTTATCATCTACCCATTTAGGTTTAAATGTAGTATGAACTTCGTCTTCAATACTTTGTTTCTTTTCTCTCAACTCTGCCAATAATAATTGTGCAGATTTTATATCAAATTTAAATCCATTTATTTCTTGTTGTTTTACAACATGAGCTACATCGTGTTCTAACTGAACTGATTCTTTTGAAAATCCTTTAGCTTCTTTTTTAAGTTGATAAAACACTTTAGTATTTAACTGTACATCTCTGACACAGTAGTTCAACATATCTACAGAATAATTTTCGTATTCTTCAAAGTCAATCTTGTTAAACCCTAATTTAAATCCCCACTTCTCTAAAGAATGTCCGCCTTCACGAGTAGGATTAAGCAATCTTGATAAGACTAATGTATCTAATATTTCTTTACCCTCAAATAAGTTAACATCAAAGAACTTTTGTATCATCGGAATATCAAAACCAATAATATTATGACCAATTAATTTATCAGCAGACTGTAAAAGTTTTACTCCTTCGTCTAACTTATCTGGTGGATATTTAAATATTTCTTGAGTATCTACATCTTGAGCAACAATACACCAAACTTTTGTGGCTTTTAAATCATCTGTCTCTATGTCAAATACTAAATCCATTTTTAAAATCCTTCGTCAT